CCACGGCACACATGGATTCACTAGCAGCTAAGATCTTGGCGACGTTGGGAGGCGACGTTTTGGATCCTAGTGTGGACTACCTCTCAATTGAGAGAGATGCGAACACGCTAAGTGATATTCTTGATGGAATGAGACAAAGTAAGTTAGCCGAGGGCGTGCGAGACGTAGTTCCCGCTGACTTCGAGGTGACATTTGTTCCGTGGAATGAGGAATTTAGAGATAGGACGGTCGTCTCGCCGTTCCAACGGAGTCAGGTACTGGCTCTGGCGGAGGGTGAGAAGACCTGGGCGTACTTGGTACAACGTGCGCGTGCAGAGACGATGATTGGGCATTTTTTACGATTCTCAAACTCATTGCTCGTCTTTCGCATGACAGTTGGTGTTGAGACGTTCAAGGATCTATGGTGCATAAGAATTTTGAAACATTATTTAACGGTGGTGGGCTTCGATCCATTTGTGGAAGGCGCACGGGGGGACGTTTCGGTGTTGGGCGAAGATTTGATGGCCGCAACGAGGTGCTTCATGCTGCTGAATGCGGCGACATGGGAGGTGGAGAATAGGCTGGCTTTGCCGGTGCTGCAAGAGGTGGTTTTGTTCTTGTTCAAGGACCCGTGGGTCAACACTCAGCTGTTGAAGAAAACTACGAACACACTGAAACGGATGATGTTTATGCTCACGCCTACCGATAGCACTATACTTCGGTGGACACCTGAGCCTTCAAACGCTTCATTCGAGTTGACCAGGATGCCGTATGTGTGCACCGAAAATTTTGCTGTTTACGCCGAACCGGTACGGGAAGAGTCGAAACAGTTAATTGAGTATGGTCTACCGAACATGGCGCTGATGTTCAAGGAAGCGCAGACTGCGTTGATCACGGACAGTAACTTACGAAAGTATCAGTACCTTCTATTTGCTGAAGGCGTCACAGGGTTCTTCAGAGGTAACGCGCCTCTGTCTCATAAGGAGCAGGTGCTCAAAGCGCCGCCACTGCCTCCGGTCCCAGCCTTCGCGGCTGAGCTCGAGCAACTATGGTTTGCAGTGATCACGAAGGCATTAAACCAGGGTCTGTTCACTGACTACGAGACGATGAAGAAGCGTATGCCTAAGCACATGACTTCGAAGTCTTCAGGTATGCCAAAAGTTGACATTCCGATCGGTAAAGGGCAGACTGTGTCTGATAACTCAAAGATGATAGTGTTCATGTTCGACCCTGAGTCTATGCTGCGCCCGGAGGCTATAGACGCTGCGCACACAATGGAAAATCCCGGCACTATGGGCGCCAGGGCTACCGTTGCGCGTGCACTTCGCGGTATCTTTCCACTCGGTCTACCTCTGTATGCGGTGGAGTTGCTTCTGGGGCTGATGCTCCAGGCCATACAACGGCAAATGCCCGAATTCACAGTCAGCTCGTTCACAGGTAATCCGCTGATGGATCACTACGCCGCTCTGGTCGCTACGGGCGCTCCTGATCAGTACTCATTCGATTTCGATTTCTCGCAATTCGATTCATCACAGCGTTGGGAAAATATGCGTCAGTACGCGCTACGCGGATTGACCAGGGCATTCTCAACACTTGGACTGAATTCAGCTTGGGGAAGTTACAAGTCTTATCCTGATGCAGTAGCGCGTGTGTGGGGCAAGTTGAAGGGTGCTGTTTTTAAGTCAGGGAATATCTTGCTTGAGGTGGACCAAGTACTGTCTGGGGAGTTCAACACATTGAACATCAACAACATGACGAATAAGGCCAACAATGCTACATTCTGGTCACGGCTAGCGATGACGGAGCCCGAGCTGTACTCACGGATCTCGGTGCTGAGAACTGGGTTCACAGGTGATGATATGGAGCAGAACGTTCGCATAGCGACGGAGGCTTCCATGACTCGCGAGCCACTCAGCAAGGCGGACATCGACACGCTGTTGCGTGTGGCTTCGGAGAACGCGGGCTCTAATGGCCTGGATCTAAAGCCGCTCGCCTCAGACATCAGGAAGTTACGTGCTGAGTATCTCAAGGTGAATACGCTCGGAGGTCGATTGTGGCCTAACGGCGCTCGTTTGGGTTTCTTCTCTGGGGAGCAGCCTACGGTCCAATCTCCGACGGAACAGATTTCGTCATACCGATCATACCTCGCTACCATGCAGGCGCGTGGGTCCGATTCAGTGTTGCACAATCGGCTACTGATCATGACATGGCTTCTACGCCGCGCTGTCATCGCGAAGTCGAAGAAGGGTAGCGCGATACGTACGAGACTCCCTATGATGTTATTGTTCACCCCTAAGGTACTCGGCGGTGTCGGTCATCTGCCCGGAAGGTGTTACATCCCCCAGGCAGATGCGCTCATCGCTCACGCAGTCTCTGGTACCGCGCGCGACGCCATCAACGCCGCAGCTGCCGTGATGGCGACAACAGTGGGGGCGCCACGCGATAAAGCCGCCAAGTTCGCGCTCGAGTCGGGTGCCTTCGACAAGGGGATACGCTTTGTCGCAGAAGGCCTGATCCGCTCACGCATTCTGGAGTCTCAATCAGCGGACCGCTTTCTTGCTGGCCGGAACATAACTCCGCCCTTCGACATGTATCACGAGGGCGCGCACGGTATGGTGAAGAATATCATCAGAGACTCTCCGAAGATAGGAGCGTTAGTTAGGGAGGAGAAGCTCAGCCGTATCGCGGGGCTGCCTTCTATACTTGACGTCCCCCATCCGGCACCGGACAGGCTAGACTCCGTCTTCCCTTGGATACGTTATGTGAAGATCTCAGTCGAAGAGTCCATGCCTATGCGTCTGCCTGTGTGCCCAGTCGCAGCCTTGACGCCTGATGACTCACGTCTGCTCAGGGCGTTCGGTGTGTCACCGAACGGTGATGATGAAGCTAAGAGCATAGACTCTCTCTTCTCGGAACTGTCACGTGATCAGGAGTTCTTGTCTTATATTAGACCTGAACAAGTGGCGTCATATGTGGTGAACACCGGCATCGCCAACAGACCCGAGATAGTCTCACAGGTGCTAACCCGCTCAGGGGCCTCGGCCCAGACGGCAGCTGCCGTCGCTGAAAAAATAATGAATAATGCTCATCGTTTCGCATTCTTAAGCTCACACCAAGGCTATGGAGCCTCTGGTGATTTCATCCAGTTACTGGACCTATCCCGGTCATCACACACGTATGCTGTGCGGATGTCCGATTACTCATTTAACACCGAATTTGCGTCCCTGCTACGTACCTTTGGGATGGCGTATGCCGTCTCACAACGAGACCCACATTTTATAAAGATCTGGGTCGATCAGCAGGACATCCCAATCGCCATGGGGTCTTTGAACCCTGCGGCCGGGGCGTTTCTCAAGATTACGCCTGGATTCTACCCATCCTCGCTCAGACTCTAGACGAAAAAGCTTATTTCAG